TCCGCACATATTGGCCCAAGTTGTCCCCTCCCCCGGTAGTACTTTTGTGTTACAAATCAGTCACTTAGGTGGGGACTATTAGAACTTTAGAGGTATGAGTACTAATGTGGCAGCCCCTTAAGCCACCTACAACACAAAGTACTACAATGCCTGGGTTACTAGCCAGTAACTAAACCTAAAGCATTACAGGGAAAGTCCCTATATGTACCACTATGGTATTATGTCACACAATATGCCCCATTATAGGGCAAAATTCACACATGAAGCACCAAGAAGGTGCAATATATCATAATGACAACTAAAATGCACTGATATGGTGCAGATATTCTGTAAGACATAAGTATACATTCTCGGTATGTTAAACCTAAAGCATTACATGCCAACACATTCTGAAAACAAAAGCACTAGCGACATGAATACTTTAAGGTACATGGCACAGGCCTTGCATAGTATATAGGGAAGGGATAGAAGGGGTTACTCTCAAGTAACCACACAATCCAGTCAGGTATTCTAGGAGAGTTGACACAAGGCCTAGAATGAATGTTAGAATGAAGGCATGTAACGACAAGGGGTCGTTACTAGCAAGTAACCAAGGAGCGAAGACAATGAGCAAAGCAAAGAAAACCGAAGGGGCAACGCCCGAAGCATTGGGAGCGGCATTCGCATGTGAACAAGCTAACGTCAACGGAAAGCTGTTGAAAACCCTCAAGGAAACAATCGGTGTGTTTACAGTTGAAAACAAGGCCGAATATGAGGCAATGGTTGAAGGGTACGGTACACAAGCAAAAGCCCTTTACAATGCGAACACAGCGAAGGTCAGAAAAAGCGAATTCAAGAAAATTGTTGACCACGCCAGTCAGTCAGAAACAAGAAACACCTTGTTTAACATCATAGATAATTATGAATCGGTGCAAAGCTTGGTAAAAGACTTAAGGGGCTTGGAATCTGGTTCCAAGGTAATCGACGAAGAGGGAAAAGTCACCAAAGCCCCTAAAGAAGAGGGAGAAACTAGCGAAGAGGGAGAAACCGAAGAGGTTACATTCTCCGAAGATGATAAAATATTGAATAACCTTGAAATAATTCAGGCATTGTGTTACGACAAGGGATATAAAATCGCTAGCGAGTTGATTCTCCAAGCGATGGCTAAAATCAACGAGAAGGTATGACAAGGGGAAAGCTAGGGGTTGACAAAGCCCCTAGTCCCTGTACAATGACACACAGAGCAGAGAGAAAAGCCTAGAAGGTTTTTCCCTACGCTTTGTAGGAAACGAGCTAGCGTAACTAGCAAGTAACTTTGTAAGAGGTTTTTATGTTTGATTCACTCAAGGCTTTTTTTGTCGCCAAGCAGTTTGTTGCCAACCACGGCAATCGGTTTCTGACAGTTTATGACAGCAATGGCAAGCGTCATAATGGGCAGATTGTCAGCCGTGGATTTTTCAAGGTGTCAGTTAAACTTGCACAGGGTGGTCGAATCATCAAGGTTAGCCCGTCTTCTGTGGTTCGTGTGCATCGTGACAAGAAGCGTTTGGCTGTTCAGAAGCAAGCCATTGCAATCTGATAGGAAACTTCATAAGCCCATCAATGTGGGCTTATGTGGCAATCCTGCCATGTTTGGAGCATCAAATGACAGACTATCAATTCACAGTTACATGCACCATCTTGTTGGTGTTGACATGGACAATGATTCTTTTGGAGAACATCTATGCTTAGTCGCACATCAAAGCTCGGCTGTTATAGCTGGAGTTTGCAAGCCCTTGAGACTTGTCAGGGGAGCATTGGCAAGGACGGACAGCTTGTTGAAGTTTGTCAAGGTTGTTATGCCACACAGGGGTTTTATCATATGAAACCCGCCATTGCGTTGCGTCAAAACAACAAAGAAGACTGGCAAACTGAGGATTGGATTGTCAGAATGGTAAAAGCCCTAGAGAAACAGAAGAAATTCAGATGGTTTGACAGTGGTGACCTATATTCTGTTGATTTGGCATGGAAAATCTACGATGTTTGTAGGCTCACACCACATGTCAAGCATTGGTTGCCCACACGTATGCACAAGTTTGACAAATACTCCAATGTCTTAGGGGCTTTGTCTTGTTTGCCCAATGTTGTTGTGCGCCTCAGCGCCGACAATGTAGAAGAGCAAATAGAGGGACAAACCACCTCTATGGTTATCAAGAAGCATGAGCATAGGCGTGGTGTCCACGTATGCCCTAGCAGTTTGCAAGAGGGCAAGTGCAATGAATGCACAGCTTGCTGGAACAAGGACGTGAAGGTGGTGGCATATGTTGCCCATTCACGTAAGATGGCTAAGGTTATACAAATCAAGGAGATTTCAAATGTATAAGGTTGTAGGTACAAGGGGAATTGTTGACTTCATTGGGTATAAAGAGACAGAACAGGAGGCCTTAGAGCTTGCTGTTAACTGGCAACAGATGGGCTTAACGTGTGTTATCACCAAGGAGATGATTCAATGAGTAAATTTGCAGAGACAAACAAGCTTAAGAAGGGGACACGTGTTATCCTGCGTAATGGATGGGAGGCTGTGCTTGAAGACAACAAGCGTGGCTCCATCCGCATGGCTACAGTGGAGGGGTTTTATACAGAAATGGGCAGCATCTATGCCCATGACATTGCTGGCTATAAAGAGGGAGAATTTTGGGTGAAACTTCCATACATTGGGGAGAATTTCCTAGAGCTTTTGATGAGGAAAGCAGCATGAAAGTGTTTGTATATTTCAATTTGCACAAGCGTGTCTTCTCTGTGAAGGCATTGGAAGGCAAGGACAAGGGCAGGGTTATAGGCCACAGAACGATGTTGGCTATAGATAGCCCTACCTTCAAGGTTTCAGAGGCTGGAAGGCAGCGTGTGGTGCGTGAGAAGCGCAAGAATGTACACGCAGGGGTTGTTGGTTTTCTGACATCCTCTTATGATTGGACTAAGGAAGATGTGTCATGGACTTCTGTGACATACAATCCGTATATATTCAAAACGTTTGTCACAAGGATTGGTAAGCCTATACATACTGCTAGGTTTGCTAGACTATCAATTCATAATGGCATTCCTTTTGTGGAGGCTGGCAATGCGGAACCATGTTGATGCTTTAGGCATCTTCATTGTCTATCTTGTTGGCTTCATTGTTGGTTTGTTTGTAATTAAATTCTTTAAGAAGAAGGAGAAATAAATGGGACTCGATATGTACTTGACAGCAAAGCGTTACATCTACGACTTTGGAGATGATGACCAGCCTTTGCGTGATGCATTGGAAGCATTTAAGGTTAACGGCATGGGAGTGAAAGAGCTTTCATACGAGGCTGGTCAATGGCGTAAAGCAAATGCCATTCACAAATGGTTTGTTGATAACGTGCAAGGAGGCAGGGACAACTGTGCTGAATACATTGTCACGACAGAACAGCTTGAGCGTCTGCTTGAGCTTGTCAATGAGGTGTTGCGTAACAGAGACAAAGCAGAGGAGCTTTTGCCTACAGCAAGTGGCTTCTTCTTTGGCAGCACTATGTATGATGAATATTACTTTGATGACCTCATTCAAACCAAAGCCATCATTGAGAATGTCTTGTCAATAGATGATTTGCCTAAGTATGATTTTTACTACAGTTCTTCATGGTAACTAGCCAGTTACCTATGATGCCCTTGACAGCTTCTTGTATGTGTCGTACAATGAATACATATAAGAAGCTTCTTATTAATAATATTAAGGAAAACATATGAGATGTTATTGTTGTAATGCTGTGTTGTCTGACTTTGAAGCTACTCGTAAGAGTGCTCAGACAGGTGAGTTTTTAGACATGTGCAATGATTGTTTCCATCATGTTAAAGATGACATGGATGTTGTTGAGAGACAAGACTTACAGCATGCTTCAGATGAAGAGGACTTTGAAGATGATGAACAGTGACGAAAAGATTGAGAGGTTTATGGCCTTCACAATTGCTGATTGTGTTGAGCTTGTATCCCTTGTTGGTTATGTTGAATTCATGCAAGCTTTCCAGACAGCACTCTTAACAAAGAAAAAAACTTTGCCTTTGTCCCAAGAAGAGCTAGACGAAAGACAGAAACAATTGTGGAATGATTGGAAGTATTGATGGCTTTTGTTAAAACACATCAGCCATGCACATCATGTGACAGCAGTGATGGCATGTCTGTAAATGAAGATGGTTCAACCTATTGCTTTGTTTGTCACACACACACAAAGCCAGAAAGAGAAGAGAGAATGTATACACCGCCTGTTGTGGAAACGCCTGTTGATGTGACACACATCCGCACAGCTTTCCAAACCCTAGCAACACCAGCCATTGGCAGCAGACGCATTAGCCGAAGCACAGTGGAGAAGTATGGAGTTGTCTCCGATGCCACGCACGTGTGGTTTCCCTACTATGACAATGATGGTAAACTCTTTGCTACAAAGAAACGTAGCATTGCAGAGAAGAAGTTTGTCATTGAAGGAGCATGGAAGAATACAACCTTGTTTGGACAGAACTTGTTCACCAAGGGAGGAAAGTATTTGACCATTGTTGAGGGAGAGTATGATGCCCTTGCTGTGTTTCAAATGCTTGGCTCCAAGTGGCCTGTCGTCTCTGTGCGTAATGGTGCAGGTGGTGCAGCAAAGGATGCTAAGGAACATTACGAGTGGCTCAATAGCTTTGATAACATTGTTGTTTGCTTTGACAATGACGAGCAAGGCCAACAAGGGGCAGCTCAGCTATGCTCTGTGCTTGGTGCTAAGGTGAAGGTGATGAAGGGCGTTGATGGCTTGAAGGATGGCTGTGATTGGCTCCTTGCTGGCAAAGAGAAGGAGTTCATTGACCGCTGGTGGGCTGCTGAGAAGCACATCCCTGATGGCATTGTTGCTGGCTCCACATTGTGGGAACAAGTGTCTAAACCTTTGGAGAAGGCAGAGGTGTCCTACCCCTTTGAGGGATTGAACAAACTCACCTATGGCATACGTAAGGGAGAGCTTGTCACTGTCACTGCTGGCTCAGGCTTGGGCAAGAGTCAGTTCTTACGAGAGCTTATCTGGCACATCCTCTGCAAGACACAGGACAACATTGGCTTGATGTTCTTGGAGGAAAGTGTTCGTAAGACAGGCACATCCATCATGTCTCTGGCTGCAAACAAGCCCTTGCATTTACCTGATTGTGATGCTACAATAGAAGAGAAGAGGGCAGCTTTTGATGCCACTCTTGGCACAGACAGGCTATATATGTTTGACCACTTCGGCAGCACAGACATCCAGAACATTGTGAAAAGGACAGAAGAGTTTGCCAATGCCTTTGGTTGTGGCTATGTGTTCCTCGACCACGTGTCCATTGTTGTTAGCTCACAGCAGAATGGTGATGAACGCAAAGCTTTGGACACCATCATGACTGAGCTTCGTACATTGGTGCAGAGGACAGGCATTAGTCTTGTGCTTGTGAGCCACCTGAAGCGCCCTGATGGAGGCAAAGGACACGAGGAAGGGGTAGCTACCACACTGGCTCAGCTTCGTGGCTCAGGCTCCATTGCTCAGCTCTCTGACATGGTGCTTGGCCTTGAGCGTAATGGTCAGGCAGACGATGAGAAGGAACGTAACACCACCAAGGTGCGTGTGTTGAAGAACAGGTTCTCTGGCTTAACAGGACATGCTTGTAACCTTGTGTATAGCAAGTACACAGGGCGCATGGTTGAGACAGAAGATGAGAAGCTATGAGAAAACGTCAACTAAGGAAACGTATGGACACGCTGTTGTTAGATGTATGTGACTTCCCTATGCTGTGCATGAATGAGAAGTTTTGTGAAGCCTTTCCACAGGCAGACGATGTGGCAATTGAATTCTATTGGGAAGAACCAGAGCCAGAGGTTGGCTTCAGTGGTGGCTTTGACTGGCAAGCCTATGTTGGTGGTGTTGATGTCACATACATGATGACAAGCAAAGACATCCACTTTGTTGAAGAAGCATTGAACAGCTATACGGAGGCTTATTATGGCTAGTTGGCTTATTGCCACCATCGGTGTGGTGTATCTGGTTGTTGCTGTAAACTTGTTGATGACAGGAAAGACAGGCCTTGGCATTGCCTTCATTGGCTATGCCCTTGGCAATGTTGGTTTGTACATGGAGGCTAAGCTATGACATACGCATTCCCACACAACACAGTGGTTGTAGACAAGGAGGGAGGTATCATTGAACACCACAAAGGCATGACATTGCGTGACTACTTTGCGGCAAAAGCTATGCAGGCGTTAATTGACAACGATGGCTTATTTTCAGAGATACCAACACAAGCATACGCAATGGCAGACGCAATGCTGAAAGCGAGGGAAGCATGACACAAGAAGCATTGAAGCTGGCACTTGAGGCGTTGGGAAGCACTTGGACTGATGTTGGTACTAAGCAGTACGAAATTGAAGAAGAAGCCATCGCCGCCATCAAAGAAGCCTTGGCACAGCCAGAGCAAGAGCCTGTACGCATCATGGGTTTCAACTGCAAATGCGGTAGACGCATGGAAGTGAGCGCAGAACAAGGAGTAATACCTGCACCTGAGCGCACATGGGTTGGGCTGACAGAAGATGAGCGTGACCATTTGGAAGGTTTGCATCTTTATGCGGTTAGAGGGCAAGTAGAAGCATGGATTGAAGGCGTAGACGATTTTGCCAAAGCCATCGAAGCCAAACTTAAAGAGAAGAACACATGACCATATACATCCCTGTTTTATACGTATGCCTTGGCCTTCAATGCACTTTCTTTCAGTCTGAAACATTCACCACTGACTTACAAAATTGTAAGAATGAAATAGCACAGCAGAAAGAAAATGGAAAGAAGCAAGGCATGAAGGTTGATGCAATATGCGTTGACGTAAACATTGTTGAAGAGAAAAGAACCAAAGGAAACCAATGACATTAACAATTGAAGGAACACTGGCACAACGTCAGAGAACATATGGTGATTACAAAGATGTTGCACACATGGCACAAGAGCTGAAGAAGGTTGTGCGTAGCTTGCGTGGTAACTGGCATGACATGTCTCCACCCATGCAAGAAAGTGTTGACATGATTTGTAACAAGCTGGCTCGCATCCTTAATGGCAACCCATATTATGCAGACAGTTGGCATGACATCTCAGGGTATGCTACACTTGTTGTTAAGGAACTGGAACATGAATAAGGAAACCAAATGCGGAGGCTCTTTCTAGATACAGAAACCAACAGTACACACGACAAGGTGTGGTGTTGTTACACGTATGATGAAACGAATGGATATGTATGTCACACAGAACCAAGTACACTAGTTCCCTTAATAGAAAACTCAGACAAAGTGATAGGACACAACTTGATAGGCTTCGATGCTGGAGTCTTGAAGAGGTGTTGGGGAGTGAAGATACCAGCGAAGAAAGCGATAGATACATTGATACTATCCAGACTATACAATCCCAATTTAGAAGGAGGCCACAGTTTAGCAGCATGGGGAGAGAGGACAGGACAAAAGAAAACTGACTATGCTCAAGCCTATGTAGACAAGACGGGGTTACTTGCTAGTAACCGATGGGACAATCCAGACCTTGAGCTTCTCTATGAATACTGTAAGGATGACGTTGCTGCACTTGTTGCTACATACGACATAGTTACTAAGATGCTGGAGAAGGACAAGTTCTCTGAGCAAAGCATCAAGCTAGAGCATGACGTTGCCATCATCATTCAGAAACAGAAAGAGCATGGCTTCAGGCTGGACATCAAGAAAGCTCAAGGCTTGTTGGCAATGCTTCAGAGTAAGATGGTTGACATTGAGAATGCTTTACAAGTTGTCTTCCCTCCTTACGTTGAGACAGGCAGGAAGAACAAGAGGACAGGTGCTCCATTAAAAGACATTGTTACTCCTTTCAATCCCGGTAGTAGACAACAGATTGCTGAACGTCTTGATAAACTTGGTGTTAAGTTTTCCAAGAAGACAGACAAGGGAGCTGTCATTGTTGATGAGACAGTGCTTGCTTCCATTGATTTGCCAGAGGCTAAGCTGTTGTCTGAATACCTCATGTTGCAGAAACGTGTGGCTCAGATAAGCAGTTGGCTTGAGGAGGTGTGTGATACAGGTAGGGTGCATGGTAGTGTGATTACCAATGGTGCTGTCACTGGTAGGATGACACACAGTAATCCCAATATGGCACAGGTTCCTAACAAGGGAAGCCCTTATGGAGAAGACTGTCGTGAGTTGTGGACTGCTGATAAAGGTAATGTCCTTGTAGGTATTGATGCCAGTGGCCTTGAGCTTAGAATGCTGGCACATTACATGAAGGACGAGACCTATATTAAAACTGTTTGTGAAGGGAGTTCAAAAGATGGCACTGATGTACACACGCAAAACCAAAAGGCAGCGGGTCTATCAACAAGGGATGAAGCGAAGACGTTCATCTACGCCTTTCTCTACGGTGCAGGGGCAGAGAAGATTGGTAAAATTGTCGGTGGTAGTGCTCGTGATGGACAAAAGCTTATCGAAAGTTTTCTTTCCAACACTCCCGCACTCAAGGGTTTACGCAATAACGTATCCAAGTATGCGAGCAAGGGTTTTGTGCCGGGGCTGGATGGTAGAAAAATTTGGGTACGTTCCGAACACTCAGCAGTTAATACGCTATTGCAAGGAGCTGGCGCAATCGTAATGAAACAGGCTCTCGTCTTGTTAGATGAGAAGCTTAGGAAGAAGAAAGTTTGGTATGGCTTTTGTGTCAATGTCCATGATGAGTGGCAGATTGAAACAAAAGAAAAAGATGGCGAGCTTGTAGGAAACCTTGGAGTACAGAGCATACAAGAAGCAGGAACCTTGTTAGGCTTACGTTGCCCTGTATCTGGAGAGTTTAATATAGGTAAGACATGGCGTGACACACATTGAAAAATGTGTTATAATATTGTTTTTAGACAAAGGAAAAAAGATGAACCAAGTTAAAGTAGTGGGTAAATTGTTCTGGGCTAAGCACATGGACACACCTAATCGTGAGTTCAATGCAGATAACAATCGCTTTGAGATTTGTATCGGTGGCCTGAGTGATTCCATTGCACAACGCCTTACATCAGAGCTTGGTGTTAAGGTGAAGGAGAAAGCAGATGACAAGTATGGACGTGGTAAGTACATCATTGTTAAGAGTAACTATGTCATCAAGGCTGTCGATGATAAGAACAACATCATTCCTCCTGATGTCATTGGTAATGGCACTGTTGCAGAAGCAACTATCAGCTCTTATACACACAAGATGTCAGCGATGCATGGCAATGCTCCTTCATTGATGCACAGTAAGGACAACGCTGCTCTGCGTATCAAAGAGCTGGCTGCTCCTCCTGTGGTACAGGAAGAAGAAGCAGAAGTAGTTCTGTAATGATTGCTCTTGTAGATGGTGATGTGATGTGCTATCGCATTGCCTTCTCTTGTAAGGATGACTCAGAAAGCCAAGCCATTACAACGATGGCTAACTTTCTTGAGGACATCCTTATGACACAGCTAGGTCTTGAGAGTTGGGAAATCTTCTTAACAGGGAAGACAAACTTCAGGAAAGACATAGCTGTCACTGCCCCTTACAAAGGGAACAGAACACAAGAGAAGCCAGCACATTTAGAAATCCTACGTAACTACCTAGTTACCGCTTGGGGAGCAACGATGAGCATTGATGAAGAGGCTGATGACTTGATAGCAATTCGAGCAACAGAACTTCAAGACGATTGCATCATTGTCTCTGTGGATAAAGACTTCAATCAGGTGGCAGGATGGCATTACAATTTTGTGAAACAAGACAAGTACTATGTCTCAGAGGAACAAGGACTCCGCTTCTTCTACAAGCAAATGTTGATGGGCGACAGAGCAGACAACATTGTGGGTATCAAGGGAGTGGGAGATGTGAAGGCAACGAAGATGCTTGCCAAAGCCAAGACAGAAAGCGAGATGCTTGCAGTTTGCTTGGAGGCTCTGGGAGAAGAACGAGTTAAAGAGAACGGACTTTTATTATGGCTAAGGCGATTCCCAGAACAGATGTGGTTCCCTCCAGTTTCTGGCTCGGAGGTTGTGAATGGAAAGTAGTTTACGTTGAAGAGTTTCAAGACTTTGGTACATGTGACCCGGGTAAATATGAAATACTTATTCGTGCCAACATGAATGAGCAAGCAACAAGAGCCACCTTTTTTCATGAGCTTGAACATGCAATTAAATTTCACACTGGGGGAAACACGCCACGATGATAAAGAAGTTGAAGGATTCGGAAACCTCCTCTGTCAGTGGTACAGAACAAAGGTATAACGACAATG